GCAACCGCGCCGGCGGCGAGATGTGCCACGTTGAGGGCGCTGACTTCGATGTTGGAGAAATCTACGCCGCGCGCGTGGATCTCGACGACTACTGTCGCGATCCGCAGAGCAGGGATCAGGCCGAAGACCGCTGGCGGGCGTACCGATACCGGGCGTCACGCGAGGCGGTTCTTGAACTGTGGCCCGAGGCCGAGAGCATCATCAACGCGGCCCCGCTGGTGAATCGCGGTCTGATCGACGAGCACAACAGCGGGCTCGAGGAACTCGGTGGCGAGCGCTCCACGCAGGACGACATCACCGACCAGATCGAACTGTGGGACTGGTTCGCGTTCGAGAAGGGCAAGGTGCTTTGCACCACCCTCTGCGGCGCGAGTGGAAGCCTGCGGATGCTCAAGCCAGTTCAGGAGTACGAGGGCTACGAGAACGGCCCGATTCACCTGTTGAGCTTCCGCCACATCCCAAACAACGCGCAGCCACTCGGCATGGTGCTTCAACTTCTCGACATGCACCTAGCCATGCGCAACACATCCGCGAAGATGGTGGAGCAGATCCTTACCGCCAAGACTGCGTACGTCACGCGCGCTGACGCGGAGCAGACCGCGCTCGAAATCCAGGACGCGAAGGACCAAGACATCTTCATCGGCGACCCTACCGGCATGGCGACCGTCGAAGTCGGCGGCATCATGCAGAAGCTCTATCCGGCGTTCGACTGGATGCGCGCCGAAGCCAACAACGCGAGTGGCGCGGCGAGCCTCATCGCCGGTCAGTCCGACGTGTCGAAGACGGCCACGGGTGCGAGCTACATGGCGACGCAGGCGAACATCCGGCTGTCGGACATGAAGGGCCTGGTGCAGAAGTTCACGGGCGAAGTGCTTGGACACGTCGCTTGGTACCACGACAACCACCCGGCGCTCAAGGGAACATTCGCGCACAAGCTCCCCAACGGCGCGGGCACCATTGACGTGATGTATGACTCCGCGGCGAAGGAGGGGGATTGGTCGGAGTTCATGTTTGAGTGCGTTCCGGTGTCGGAGGCCGCGATTGACCCGAACATCAAGCTCGCGCGCGTGAACGGGCTGATGCAGGTTGCCCCTCCGTTCATGCAGTTTGTGGCTGCGGCGGGCGGAAACGTGCAGCTCGCTGCGCAGGAAATCGGCGAGATGTTCGACTGGCCGACATTCGGCGAGATCTTCCCGACGCAGGAGAGCGTGATGAACGCGCAGATGCTCGTTCAAGGAACGCCGCATGGAATGGGAGCGGCGCAACTCCCGAGGCAGGCGGCCCCGAGCGCCACCGGAGGCCCCATCAACCAAGTGCGGTCGGACATGGCGCCCAGCGTGCCCGGAGAGGCCGCGGCCTGATCGGAGAATCCAATGCCCAACTACGCAATCAAGTGCGATTCGTGCAAGTTCCACGGTGACGTGTTCGCGAAGGTGGCCGAGCTCGACGACCGCGGGCGCGTGCTGTGCCCCGAGTGCGGAGAGCGTGCCGAACGGGACTGGTCGCAGAAGACCGTCGGCGCGGGCGGCTCGGCCATCGCGTTCAACGGCGAGCGGCAAACGAGCATGACCGAGGGGTTCCACCCGTCGGAAGTGGGCGAGGCGCGACGGATGTTCGGCGAGTCGCACGGTGCTTGCATCCAGAACGACGGGACCGTGCGGTTCAAGAACCGAGATGAGCAGCGCGGGTACATGAAACGAAAATCGGAAGTGTACGCGCACAATCACAAACTTTGACATAAGCACGGGCGTGCAAGTGTGCGTTATTCTTCTCGCAGGTAAGTGGGACACGGAGTTGATCCATGTCCCCGGAAGTGGCGAGCGAAACCAACGGCCTTGACATCGACGACGGCACCATGCCCGTCGCGGACGCTGCGCAGGCGGACGACACCGCCGAAGAGGTTGACCAGATCGACGACAACGGCGACGTGGACGGTGGGCAGGTGTCCGAGGCTGAGGAGCCCGCAGCCGCCGAGCCCGCCGAGCCCGCCGACAAGGCCGAGGACAAGAACGAAGACAAGCCCCAGGGCATCGAGAAGCCCGCGGAAGACGCCAAGCCCGACGAGTGGAAGCAGTACGCCGAGCAGATCCGCGAGGAGTTCGGCGAGACTGCGGCCAAGCCCATCGAGGCCATGATCGCCAAGATGGAGGAGCAGGACAAGGCCATCAAGCAGCTTGTCGGCGAACGCGAGGCGCAGGCCCGCAACAGCGACATGCAGATCGCGGTCCAGCACATGAGCGCAGCGGGGATCAAGCCCGCGGACCACGCCGAGGTCTACGACGAGGCGGTTGGCTACATGTCGCGGAAGCGGCAGAAGGGGAAGAACGTCAGCGGCATGGACGCGCTCAACTGGGCGATTCGTGCGGCTGGCGGCAATCCCGAGAAGGCCGCGACCGCGACGGCGACGACCAAGAGCGGAACGACGCAGGCGGAGAAGGCGGCGAAGCTCCAGCGCCTTCGGAGCATCGAGCCCAAGTCTCGCGAGAAGGCGGCAGAGATTGATTACGACGACCCCGCGATTGCGGACGGCACAGCGCCGGTCAAGCAGTCGCGCTGATTCGTGAACCCGAACGTGCAACCCCGCAGGGGACACAGACATGCCCGGTATTACGCTCGACACCATCACCAACTTCCAGAACAGCGCACGCGCGAAGGTCCGTCGCAAGACGTTCACCGAAACGCTCGCGCTCACCAACCACTCGCTTTTGCAGGAGTTCATCTGGCGCAACCCGCAGACGATCCCCGCCGGCGGCACCAAGTACGAGGAGCGCATCCGTCTGCGCGCCAACGTCGGCGCCACTCGCGGCGTCGATCTGTACGAGGTGACGGCCGCGCAGAAGGCCCCGCCCGTCGCGGTCGCCAGCGCGAAGTATGTGTTCTACGAGAACAAGGGCATCGTCTTCGATCTCCGTGAGGACGAGCTCAACAGCGGCGACGAGTCGATCATCCGCCACATGGACGCGGAGCGCTCGGCCAACTACGAGGACATCGCGCTCAAGCTCGAAAACGACCTTGCGACGACCCCGCTGTCGTCCAGCGACACGAAGCACATCATGGGCATCCCGACGTGGATTCGCCCGTCGATGACTTCGCTCGGCGCGTTCACCGCGGACCTCACGGGCGGCTTCAATGGCACGTACATCCGCTACCTCAACGGCTCCACGGCCAGTGTGAGCGCCACGCTCGCGAACATCGACGCCTCCTCGGTTGACTCCGAGCGCTGGCGCAACTGGTGCGCGACCCGTCCGAGCGGCGATCTGACCCTCCCGACCTGTCAGACCATCCGCCGCGGCATGAACGCGACCAACTTCAAGGCGCTCCCCATGCTCAAGGGCGAGCAGAAGACGACCGACGCGGTTGTGTTCATGTCCGAGACTGACCATGACGTGTACATGACGCTGGTTGAGGCTGGCCCCGACGACCGCAACGGCGACGTGTTCCCGTTCAAGGACTTCACGCTCGGCCAGGCGCGCATCGTGCGTACCCCGCAGTTCAACAACGACGCCATCCGCCCGATCTACTTCCTGCGGCTGGGGTTGTTCAGTCTCATCAAGGTTCCGGGCCGCTGGATGAAGGAAGGCAAGGCCCGCGAGAAGGCCGACGCGCACAACACCGTATACATCCCCATCGACATCGGCGGGCAGCTCTGGTGCCACAGCCCGCGCGCGGCTGGCGGCGTCGTTCACGGCTCGTTCTGATCCCACAACCCACATCGAAACTCCTGTTGGAGATTGATTCATGGCAACGCAGGCAACGCAGCAGACCCCGTACTACGCCGAGATCGCCGTCAAGTACGACGGCCTCAAGAACGACGGTTCGACCGTCGTAGCGGCCGATGTCGCAATCGGCGACACCGTGACCATCAAGGACGCGCTCGATACCGACGGCACCATGTTGGTGTGTCGCCCGGAAACCGCGACCCTCGAAAACACCAAGTTCCTCGTGACCGACGTTTCTCCCACGGTGAACCAGATCACCACCGGCACCACCCGGCGCGGCGGCATCATCAAGGTGGCCCCGTGGAAGTCCATCACGGGCATCGTGCAGGCGAGTGTCGCAAACGGCGTGAACGCGGCCGACGCGCTTGTCTGCACCGACGGCACGTTCGCGCTGTCGGCGTCAACCTCGGTGGCGAGCGTGGCGGCGATTGCGGCCTACGTCGGCTACGCGCGTGCGGCCAACGGAACCGGCGCCAACGCACTCAAGAGCGTGCAGGCCGGCGTTCTCAACTGAGCCCCTCCACAGCCCTCCCGCTGAGAGGCGAAGGGCTGTATTTCCCACTTACCTCGCTTGGGCGGTTGAAAGAGCCAAAGCCCGCCGTCAACGGACCCCCCAAGCGCTTGCATGACCCCGCTTCTCGACCACAGCCTGACCTTTCGCGAGCTTCAGGTGAGGGTCGCGGAGATGGACGGAACGACCGACGACAGCGGTTCGGCTGTCGGCGTGCCCACCGACGCCATCGCACTCGACAAGCTCAAGCGGGCCATCAACGATGCAGCGGCCGACATCGCGCGCAAGGCGTCTTGGCTCTGGCTCCGGCAGACCATCGTTATCACGCTTGCCCCCGACGGCGATGCGGCCGACTCCATCGACGCCGACGCGACCAGGTACGCGCTCCCGCCGCAGGTGGTGAGTGCTCCCTACGGCCGCGTGATCTGGAAGAACGCCGACAACACCGACGGTGGCAAGGTGTTCAGCACCAGCACCGATCAACTCCTGTTGCTCACCGCGCGCGATCCCAGCACGACGGGCGCACCGCGCTACGTCAGTGTGCAGCCCGCGTACGGCGTGAACACGCCCGCAGGCTCGCGTCCCCGGATGGAGATTCGGGTGTGGCCGAAGCCGTCGGAGGCGTTCACACTGACGTGCGAGTTCAGCGTCACGCCGATCCCGCTGGTGAACGACAGCGACCGCGGCATCTGGCCCGCGTACATGGATCTGCCCATCGTGCGAAGGGCCTACGCGGTGTTGCTCAAGTATTCCGACGCCGAGTTTGCGACCGCCACGCAGGAGGCTGACAAGGCCATCGCGGAGGCGCGAGCGCACGAGGGCGAGAACCGAAACCGCAAGCTCGGACGGATGGGGCCTGGTCGCTCTGATCCCGTGCGAGTGCGTCCCGATTGCCCGATCACCATTCCCGACATCGGCTTCACGATGGAGTAATCCCCATGCCCGGCGCATCTCCTCTCACAATCGAAAACGTCCTCCGCAACGCATCCAAGACCGAGCGCGGCGTGTGGAAGACCATGCACCTCCCACTGACCTCGTGGAGCCTCAACACCGGCGTTGTGCTTGCCGCAGTCGGTGCTGGCATTGCTGGCAACGCCAACGCAGCCACGAGCCTCGCGTGCATCCAGTGGGACGACACCGCGGACGCGAGCGACATCATCCGCACAAGCATCGTCATCCCGCCCGACTTCCGGGCGCAGATCAGCTCCAAGACCCCGCGGCTTGTGTTGTTCGTCCGTGCGCGCGTGCTTGACGGCACCGGAAGCGCGACGGCCAACGCAGACCTCGGCTTGCAGGCCCAATGCTTCTGGCACAAGACCAGCGACACCGCGCTCTCGACGCTCAGCGCGACCGTCTCCAACATCATCGGCGCGACCGACTACACCGCCGCGCAGGAGGAGGGATTCGTGCTCTACAAGTACGACCTCACCGCCGCCATGAGCACCGCGCAGTTGGCGCTGCTCTCGGCGCTCGACACCTTCCAGATCCAGCTTTACCCGGACCAGACCGTTGGCACTGACCTGTACATCGAGGTGGTTGGCACCTTCCTGGCCTACGAAGGCCACGCCAGCATCCCCGCGGACGTTCTCAGCACCCTCGGCCTGTGAGCATGAATGTCAGGAACGCCCATCCAACTCCCGACGCGGGGCGTGTCCGACACTCTCCCGCACATCCAGCAGCCCGGCGACATGGCCGGGCCGGACGCGGCTCGCAACGTCCGCGTGAACGCTGTTGGGGGCGCTCGTGCGACGATGGGGCCGAGAGAGCCCTACACCGCCGCGTTCGAGGCCATCGGCACGGGTGGTAGGGTTCAAGCCCTGTTCAACGTCAGCACCGCCAGCGGGACATCGCTCCGGCTCGGTGACTGCGAGGACATCGGCGCCGGGACTTCCAAGCCCGGACTCGGGATCGCTGGGCAGGCTTGGATCATCGACACCGACAACTCCCTCGCCCTCGCGTTTGAAGATCCCTCGACCGACGCGGCTGGATACGGGGCCTACTCGTGCTCGTGGCACCCCGACGGAACGAAGGCCGCGAGCGCTTGCATCCTGATCGACCCCGCTACGGGCGTGGCCGGTACTCGCATCACGATGTTCAACGCGACGACGGGCGCCGTGGTGTGGACGACGCTGCTACAGGACAAAGATCCCGGCGGATCGCTCGCCTCGCCACCCTTCCCCATCTACGCGAACTCGGTGCGGGTCTACAACACCTTCACCTACGTCACCGGCGGGCCGTGGCTGTTTGTGCTGCGGACTTCGGACGGCGCGTATCTCAAGCGCTACGACATCAACGGGTGGGCGTGGGAGGTGCAGGACGCGCGAGTGCGGCCCGACAACACGCTCGCCGTTCTGTTCAAGGGCACCAGCGCCGTCCAGGGGCCTGTCACCGCCAGCAGCTACAGCGCCGGCAGTTACTTCCGTTCGGCTGTCGCGCTCTACACCGTCAACAGCGACACCACCGTCAACGGAACGCCGCTCACGCTGGCGCAGTACGGCGCCAAGCTCGCGGACACCGACCCCAACTACGAGGGGCACCCGCATTTCAGGTTTTCGGAGAAGATCGGGAGGTCGCCGCGCGGCACGTCCCCGTTCGCGCTCGCTGTAGGCTCCGATGGTCGGGTCTTCTGCGGCGGAACGAACACGGGGTTTGGGCCGACCGACGCGAGCCCTCCCGATGGCACCGGCGGGTACAGCAGCGTGTTCTGCATCTCCGCGGGCACGTCTACCGCTTCTCTGGTGTGGGAGGCTGATCCTGAGACTCAGCGCACCAACTGGCTCGC